TTCATCGCCAACCTTTATGCCATCGTAGCCGGCTTCGATTGCTCTGTTGGTTAATACTTCTGGTCCTACATCGCCAAATCTAACAAATCTGTCTAATTGAAAAATAGTATTTTCTAAGCCGGGAAACACAGTTGATATTCCTTGTGACATCATAGGCGTATGTTGTGCATTAAAAATTAAACTTTCTTTTAAGTCTTCTATTGCGTCTTCTTTTTTTAAAGGGAAGGGTCTATCATCAAAACCTCGAATAGGGTTATCAAATATTAGTCCTTTTTTTGCTGGATGCGGCACTCTTGCTATAAATCCTTCTGTGCCATCATCATTTTTTGCTTTTATAAGCTTTACATTTTTTTCAATGTAGTCATCAATTTTATCTAACGATGCCAAACCTTTTTGGGTTTGTTCGTCTAAAGCTCCTATTTTGTTTAATTTATTTGCCCAATTTTTAAATTTATTTGCTTCTCCATAAGTAGTAGGTGTTAAGTCTAATAGCTTTCCTCTAGTAAAATATTCTTCGACATTCGGTCCATAAGTGCTTGCTTCTCCCGGTGTTCTTGCAAAATAATGACCTCTACCAAAAAAACCTTCGTCTGTTCTGGTTCCTATTAAGCTATCATCAAATTTTCTTAAATCCTCAAAAGTTCCATGATAAACAGGCTCATCAACTCGGAAGCCTAATGCTTTTGCTCTTTCTTGTCTTGTAAGTTCTGTTGGCGTTCCATCTCTAAGGTAGCCTTTGGGCATCATGTCCATTTTTTCTATTTTTTGTTTTTTTTCAAAAAGTTCTCTAGACGCTTTGGTTGGCAAGGGCATGTTCCAAATTTTTTTATTTTTTAAACCTTCTTTGTAAAGTTGAGAAGTTTCAGCTTTCTTTTTTTTTATAACATCTTCTACAGCATCTGCTGCTTTAATAATTCCACCAAGCTTTTTGCCTTTAACACCAACAAAAGAAGCTTTTAATGTTTTTGGTCTCTTTTTAGGGTCGTTGTAAGTTTTTGCTGTGACTTTATCGTAAACCGGATGTTTTTTTCCTCTTACGCTAATTTCGCCAACTTGTTCTCCTTTGATAACTTCTCCTTTAAGAGTAGGTTTAAGCCTAGGCTCTGATTTGCTTTTGTATTTTTTAAGGTCCACGCCCTCTGGAAAATCTGTTCTTAACGTATAAATATGCTTACCACCTGTTTCTACAGATATTATTGGAAAGTTTCCAGCTGGATTAGGGTCATAACCTTCCGGAACTTTTGTCCATTCCCAGCCTCTTTGTTTTTTAAAGAGGTTTGTTTTTATTGTTTTGCCATCTCTAGATGGTAATTCATCATAGGTTTGTGAAGATACTCTAAACTGTGCTTTGCCATCGGGACCAATACTAATTTGACCTGTTGCAGGCTTGGTTCCAGAAATGTCTGCACCTGTACCAACATCAATAAAAGCTCCTTCTTTGCCTTCATCCATTAGTCTTTGTGGTTTAGGAAATACTTGCCTATTTAAAAATAATCCAGAAAGAGATGTTAAACCTCTTGGTTTTGTTTCTTTGCCGACAATTTGTCCATAAGTTTTGTACATATCGTCAAGTTGCTGTTTTGCATCTACAATTTCTGGAGTGTCTTGTATTTTTCTTTTGCCTTGAAAATATTCTCTCAACACATTGTCTGTATAACCACCTGTTTCTGGGTCATAACTTTGCAAAGTAAATCTTCTATCTCCTTTGCCTAGTCCTAAATCTTCAAAAGTTCTTTTTTTTGATTGGATAGCTCTTTTAAGAATACCTTCTGGTGTTCTACCTCTTTCAAACTGACCAAGAGCTCCTAAAAATACTTTTGGTTGATTTACTCTTTTATCGTCAAAAAAGTTTTTTGAAAGCTTTGAGTCATAGCCCATATCTAAATCTACAGGGTTTGTTTTTGGATTACTGTAAAGATACCTTTCGTTAAAAGGAACTTGATAAACAGAACTAGGAGGTATATCAGTGAGGTCTGCTAAAACTTCTCCTTCTCTTAAGCCAGCATCAACTATGAAATCTATATCTTTTCTTTGTTTTGTTCGGCTTGGTACTTGTTTTAACAAAGAGGGCACAAAAGCCTGTACTTTTTCTAAAGGTACATCGTACCTGTAAATAGATGCTGGTCTATTCATAGTTTTGCCAAAATCTTTAGACATAATACCTGCCATCATTTTTTTCATGTCTTCGCCAATAGCCATAACAGGGTCCAATCTTAAAGAAGTAGACCTTATGCCTTTTTCTGGAAGAAACTTATTACCCTCTTCAATGTTTAAAACTCGATATAAAGATAAAGTGCCATCAGGATTAAGTTCATTTTTTAATTCATCTAAAGATAATTGCTTTAGCTCAGGTCTGTTTCCTACTATTTCATCTATACCTGTAAATCTAGTAAACTCATCTCCTCCTTTTTTTCCAGCGATGCCTTTGATATGTGCAAAAAGTTTTTCTGAGTCTTCTTTTGTTAATTTTTTTACTTCCTTTCCAGCTCTTATTGCACCACCTAGTTTCATTTCTGGTACTTCTGCGTTTGTTTTGCTTGCTTTTTCATCCATATCCATCAAGATACCTGCCGCCAAAGGCACAGGAATAGCAAATCTTTCTGCAATAGAGATAATTCTAGGGTCCAAAATCACATAATTGTTTTTTTCTCCATCTGTGTATCTAATTCCTTTGATGCCAATTCTGTCCATTTCTTGTTTAAAAATAGGATTATTGGGAATATAGTTTTTTACATCACTCAAAATGTATTCATCGCCAAGCATTGCATTAAATTGATTGTCTGTAGCACCACTGCCTAAGATTTTTTTCTTATCAAGCTTGTTTATTTTTTCTTGAACCAAAGGATTAGGTTGTCGCATTATGTCTGGTACATCGTATTCTAAGATTTCATCTGGTTTTAAATCTATTTTTGCTTTAATAGTTTGTGGACCAAAGTGAGTTTTTAATTTTCCTTCTTTTTGCAGTACATCTAAATTTTCAAAAGCACCTTTTAATGTTTGTTCTTGACTAAGTTGTTCTAAAGCGTATTCAGCATCTGGAGATGTTGCTTTAGGGTCCTTATTTTTGAACACTGCTTGAGTTTTTTTCTTAGTAAACTCATCTTTTAAATATTTTATGTTATCTTCTGTTCTCATTAAGGCGTTTTCAAAATTACCACCGCCTCGTTCCAAACCTTCTAAAATGTTTCCAATATCTTGTGTGCTGCCACTATCTAAAAATTCTCTAGTAGGCTCTCCATCACGTAATAAAGCTTGTACGTTTCCTTCTGCGTCTTCTAAAGTCACTATCTTAGGTCTTTGCATTGGTCTAAACTCAAAAGCACCTTCTTTCGTGTCGCCAAAATAAAATCCTTTGCCTCGCATTTGACTGCCAACACCTGTGCTCATAAACCTGTCATCGAAGATGTCAAACTTACGTGGAAAGGAGGTAGAGTGATAACCAATTAGTTTACCTTCTTCATCAAACTTTGTAGTTTCTGGTGTAAGTTTACGAAAACCGGGTGGTGTGATTTTTTCCACAGCTTCAAAACTTGTTCTGGCTTCGTCTTGTTCCATCATTCTAACCACATCTTCAAGTTTTGCTATTTCGCCTTTCATAGCTGGAGAGACATCTGGTTTTTCAACTCCTTGTTTGAGCTGACCTTGGAGCATTGATTTTTTTTCTTGTTTTAAAGCATCAAGTTGTTTTTGGGCTTTGACAAGACCACCAATTTTATATTGCGGAATAGAAAAAATATCGACATCAGACATGACGACAATTTTATATCTTTTAAGGATTGTTTAAAACAATATTTTTACACCACCAAAGCAACATATCAGCAGACATAGTGTGCTTCATAATATTTACTCTATGGCAAACCAACTGTATGTTTTCCTTGGTATAACCGAAATCTGGATTTATTCTATCAAGTGAAGCATTAAATTCTTTTTTACCAGAACCATCTTTAGCAGTAGTCATCAAAACATTAGAGATAGCACACTTACCACTTTGTTCCTCCCACAAAGCCAACAAATCTTCTTTTTCTATTTCCCAAGGTAGCTCCGGATTATCTTTTTTTCTCGAATACTTTAGCTGCGAAAAAATTAACTTTAAATACTTCGCTGGCTCGCTAGCACGATTTTTGTTTCTAGACATTGCTCGACATTGACGACATTTGCGACTGCGAGAAATCTTGCCTTCTTTTTTAATGTTGGTCTCAAAAGAATCAAGTGGTTTTTCTTGGCGGCAAGAAGTACAAACTCTGGAAGGTTGTAGCATGCAAAACATTATAAAGAAAAAAACATAAGAAAAGCAATGTATACATTTTTGTAAAAATATGGTAAAATGTACTTATGGCAAAAATTTAACTAAAATTTAAGGAGGTCATAAAAATGATACAAACATTTTATTTTTACCATGACGACATAAAAACCGGATTACGTGGCGAAGGCTGTGGCTACCGAAAATGTTATGTAAAGAGTATAGGACCCAAGTGGGTCAGATTAAAATTTTCTAAGGATGGCAACTTTAGAAAGATTGCCCGAAGAAAATGGGATGCGATAACGCAACAAAAAATATTTATGACTTGGGATGAACATGTCCAAAAAGTAAAAGAGGTTGTTGATGGCTAGAAATAAACAAAAAAGCAAAGTCTATAAGGGCATGGTCCTGAGTTCGTTTCGATTTATATAAATTTATTAAATATATATCTAGGTATAGATATGAAAAAAATGACTCGAAAAGCCAGAGAAATGAATATTGACTTTATTAGCCCAGCAAAAATCAAATCCAAATTGAAGTTAAACCAAAACATGAAACCTTTTAGTCCTGTAGACAGGGAGTTGTTAAAATAGGTACGTAAGTACCATGGCTTCGCAAGGTTATCTCGTTTTACCTTGCGGAGTTCAATTCAAATACCATCAAATTTTTTTAGAAATTTCTGTATCTAACTTAGTTATAGCTATAACTGTATGTGTATATATGTTTTTGGGGGGTACCCCCTAAATTAATCCGCAAATCCCTATAAAAAAGGCGTTTCAATAGGGTTCCTTCAAGCTTGGGAGTGCTCTGCACACAGCAGGCTATTTAATCCTTTATTTAAAAGGCTTTCAGACAGCATGTAAGCTATTGATTTTATTAATCTTTTTTGAAAAACTTTTTTTATTTGAAAAAATAAATTAAAAAGCGGGAAGCGGCTCCCACTTAGTTATTTAACTACATATCTTTATTGTCATAAGTTTCTGTACTAGCTCCTAATAACTTGCTTATTCTCTCCTTAATATCATCTTTAGACATGCTATTTACATTAGCATTGATATTAAGATTTTGAGTTTTAGTAACAGATAAACCAGCTAATTGATTAAGCTCTTTAATTGCTGATACAGCTGCATTGAACTGCCCAGACTCGAATGACTCTTCTGCTATCTTCCATAACATAGTGCCTGTCTTCTGCGGAGTAATGGCATATTTCTCAGCTAACTCATCTTGCTTAATCTTTATAGCTTTCGTGACATGTGGGAAGTCTTTACCATTTAGCATTTTATTAGCAGCTACCGCTGGAAACTCATATCCTGCTTTCCTTGCTGCTTCTGTCTGTGAACAAGCTCCCTCAGTATAATGCCAGACAAACGCATTCTGCATTTCAGTAAGACCTTGTTCCTCATCCTTCTCGAATTGGTTCTTAACTTCCACTAATGGCTTCTTTGGTTTTCTTGGCATATCAGTATTTTAAACCACTAACAGGGTAGAGTGTAGAGTGTATGGTCGTATTACTTATACCTAATATATAACCAGCATAAATATACATTGTTATGCTTATGCTATATATATAATAATAATAATAATAAAGTATATACCTAACACTACCTATAGCATAAAACCACTGATATATAGGGATTTTTGGACAGGGTGGCATATTATTAGCTATACACTGTTTTATTGAGCTATACACTATCTTTTCTGATGGTAAACCAAAGTCATAGCCTCACAGTCAGGGCATGACAGGTTGGTAACTATTTCAAATTCTTGGTCCTCAGCATCTTCCGGGATGTCGTGGTCTCCTCCCCAGATTAATTTACCGCCACAGGCATAGCATTTATTCATCGTTCACCTCAATCAAAACTACTTCCTACACCAAACTCCGAATTACCATTCCCATTACCTAGGTCTGGTGCTTCATAATCTAAATCATAGACCTTCTTGCCATTACTTCTTCTGGGCTCGATGCCTCTTTCATGTAAGACCCTAGCAGCGTCTTTAAAGTCTGGCATCCTTGGATTTTTTATACCTAAGTCTCGAAGCAACTTCGTCATTTGCACCGGTGCGGTGTGTTCGGAGTCAAAGTCACAGTGCTCCAGCAAAAGGTCCTCAACCGAGCTCTGTGTTCGGTATGCCTCATTGCTATCTTGGAGCATTTCCCTTTCGTCTGGCGAGAGAAACCAATTCTTTTGACCTTCTACATACAAGGTCTCTTTTACCTCTGCCCAGAGCTGTTGCATGTCGATACCATGATTAAATTTAATCTCTTTGACAGATAAGGTCCAAAACCTTCGGTTTCCAGAACTATCTGTTAAGAACTCTCTGGCGTTTACTGAAGCGTAAAACGCTGTTCTTCTTTGATAAGTAGTGAACGCCCGGTCATAAGGCAATCGGAGTTCGTCTGTTTTGGAGGTCACAAAGGCTTTCAGCTGGTCAATATCTGACTTCTTAAAGGTAGACTCTATCTCTCCCAATTCGACTATCCAATGGCTTACAGCTCGCTTTACTGAGTCTTTATCACTAGGATTAAGGGTTGCACCTTCCAACAGCCAGCCTTTGTTGTAATCGCATAATCTTTTAAACCAAAGTGTTTTTCCTAGACCTTGTGCTCCTTGAAAGACCAAGATACCTTCTAGTTCGACACCATTGGGCTCATATACCGCTGCCACACAACTAATTAACCATTTCTTGAGCAACATCTCTTTCAGGGCTTGTGGTGTCGTGGTGGACACTGTGTCGAGGAATTCTTGCAGTCTGGATGTACCATCCCATGCTTGACTGTTTATCCATTCCGCTACCGGATTGTATTCTTTTGCTAAGACTTTAAGATAATCTCTGACCCTAGTGTGCGGCACGCCAAGCTTGATACAGCGGTCTTCTATTTCTACGAGTGAAGCCTCTTCTTTCATGTCAGCGATGAACTTCATGTGTGGGATGTCTATTTCCATTCGTTTCTTAATTACATTGTATTGGACATGAATGCTATGGGTGCTTATTACCGCTTGCACATTATCTTTAGTGTTGAGCATTCTGCCCTTTTCAGACCTTTCAAAATCAACTTCCACCGGGATGTCTAAAACATTGAGCATAGGCATCAGCTCTCCAGCAACTTGCTTGTGGTCGTTGTAATCGCCCTTAGAGGTAGGCATTCTGACTTCTGCCATACCACCAGCCTTAGTAATTATTGAACAAGCTTTAAGAGCTTCTTTCTCTCCGGTCTTGCTTTCATCATTGTCCGCAATAAAAATGTGTTTCCTGTCGGACAGCGTCTCGAAGATGCCTTCGGCAACAGCGGAAAGATTGTAAGCGTCAAAACAAACAAAGACCGGTGCTTCCATGTCTCGGTAAATACTCGCAGCGGTAGCATAGCCTTCGGCATAATAAACAGTGTCACTGCTTTTTAATATTTCTTGTCCAAGAATAAAAAAGCTGCCGCTTTTTTTAGAACCGGTAAGAAATTTCTTAGTACCAGCATCGTTGATAAATTGTAGACCTACCACAGCTAAAGAAGCATCCAAGAGAGGTATCATCAGAAGACCTTTCTCGTCTACTTTCAAGCCATAGGACAAAACTTCTTTCTTCTCTAAGTAAGTGTGTCGTTCGCATTCTTTTCCAGCCTCCCACATTGTCTGTGCTCGTTTTGCGGACTTAGAATATTTTTCTGCCTTTTTAATCTCAACATCTTTACGCAGATTTTCAATCTCTTCTCTTTCTGCCTTCGTCATTGTTTGGCGTTTTTTATTCTCTGGCTTCCAAATTGCTGTGGGCTGGTCCATAGAAACTCTATAGTCTCCAACTCGTCCAAATGGAACTCCTTGGTTTAACCATAGCTGGTACCAGCCCGACAACTTTCTTTCGCCTCCGAGGTTGATGTAAGCACGCCCTATTTCGCCACCAACCACCAACCCCCTTCTAGAGTCTGGCTCCATACCATGCTCAGACATGAAGGCTATAAAATCGTTTGTGTAATCTGTAGTAAAAGGTCTGTCGAAATTTTTCTTGTTAGGGCGTTTTATTTTTAGTGACATTCTGATTTACTTCCAATATTTATTTGTGTATAATCATACACAAATTTATAAACCAATCAAGAGGGTAGATATGAAAAACATTGAAGCAAAATGGTTAGGCGGTGTTACTGCCGAAACTTATGCAGCAGGGAGTGTTCAATTTACTTGGGAAGATGGCAATGGTAATCCAAAGTTAGAAAAACTTTTTTACCAAGCTGGCGAAGCTCAAGAAGGTGCACACAATTTAATTAACAAGGTACAAGTGTTTGGGATTAAAAATCCTAGCACTCCTATTGGAGCAGACACTTACATGCCTAATAAAAAAATGTCAGAAATGATTATAGATATGGAGGAGGTAAAAGAACATGTCTCTAAAGTTAAGTAAAGAAGAGTCAAACTTTACTCCTATTGATGAAGGTCAATATGAGGGAGTTTGCTTCCGAGTCGTAGACTTGGGAACAAGAGAAGAGCAATGGAAAGATAGTCCACCTAAAAAAAGGACCATCTTACATGTTAGTTGGGAAATACAAGGCGATACCAAAATGGAAAATGGTGAGCCCTTCGTATTAGGAAAAACTTATACAGCATCATTAAATGAAAACTCTGCACTTTTTAAAGATTTAAAATTGTGGAGAGGCAAGCCTTTTACTGATGATGAGCTATCAGAGTTTGATGTATCAAAAATGGTTGGTGCACCAGCAATGTTAGTTGTTAAGCACACTGATGATAATAAAGCTAGGATTGCAGATTTATTTAGACCTGACGAATTTAAAATCAAACCAACTAAGAATGAAAGTTTGGTTTTTGATTTGACTGATTACTGTCAAGAAGTATCAGGAGAGTCTAGGTCTGACAAAATGATTAAGGCTTTTGATGGTCTTCCAGAGTGGCAACAAAATTTAATTAAAGAAAGTTTTGAATTTGAAGCAGCCGCTGATAATCGCTCAGTTGATGATGAGAGTCACAAACAAAGTTTGAAGGACATTGTTGATGCGGAAGTCGAAGATGACGATGTGCCATTCTAAATAACTTTATGGAAGGGGATGGGTCTATTGCTTTATACTTTCAAATTCTCCCCAAGCAATATGCCTGTCTTCTTCCACCCATTAAGATATGAAATTTAAAACAGGAATATACGAAAACTTACCATACGATGACTACGCTAAAATCGAAGCGTTTAGGTCTCATGACTTAACCAGCATAGATAAGTGTGCTTATACATGGAAACATCAAAAAGGTTTGCAACCAACTCCAGCTTTATTAGAAGGTAGGGTTCAACATACTGTATTTTTAGAACATCATAACTTTGATAAAGAGTTTGTTATTGAGCCTGATATTGATAAAAGAACCACTACCGGAAAACAAGCATATAAAGAATTTTTAGAAGACGCTGGCAACAGAACACCAATAAGCTCAGAGCTTTATGAAGTCTGTATGGACAGAAGAGATGTAGTGGCGGATTACATCCCAAGTAAATTAGACAAAGTGGAATTAACATTGTGCTATGAGTGGTGCGGTCATCCTTTCAAGTCAAGACTTGATTGGTATGATGGCGAGTTAGTTTGGGATTTAAAAACTTGTCGTGATGCTTCGCCAAGAGGATTTAAGAACGCTATCAATGGTTTTAGGTATCACATGCAAGCTGCATTATATGTTGAAGCATGTAGAGCTTCGGACCTTAAAGCTGAGGGTTTTAATTTCTTAGCTCAAGAAAAAGTACATCCTTATCCATACGCTATATATTCTCTTTCTAAAGAAGCTTTAAAGTATGCCGCAGCAAGAAATGAAAGAGCGTTTCAAACTTTATTAAAATCTAAAAAAGAAAACAAATTTAAGCCTTACAACATTGAAGGCATACAGACAGTAGAGCTGGGAGATTTATGGTAAGCCACAATCTATCAGTCTTTTAACCCTGCTCTTATCATAAAGCCAAAAAACTAAAAGATAACGATTACCAAATTCAACCGGCAAACCTCTGTGCATATTGGTAAAGCTTGGAAAAATTAAAGCGTGTCCTGATGGTAAAGGGCTGATACTGCCATAATTATGAAACTCTGTTCCTCCGCCCTTATAATCTCCGGTGTTGAGTGGTACCACTACACTTATATCAGCAGATGCGTCATGATGCCAAGCACCTTGTTTTTTATCTTTTAAATTATAATTAGCTATTTGTATTGAGCTAATCCCATAGCAATTTCTTTGCCAAATAGAATAAAAAATTGGATTTAAAACAGACCGGACCACGAACCACATGTTCTCATAAATCTCAGGCATTTCTGTTTTTAAAACTATTTCGGGAATTTGTCTGAGCTCATCCTCATCTGGATTGACAGCAAAACCTTTTTTCTTATTAAAGTTTTCTATCTCGTTTACCAACAGTTTGCAAAACTTTCTTCTGAACAAAGGCACTTTGTATATGTCCGGATAAATCTTTGATAGATGTTTATGTATAAAATTTTTTTGCATTTTTTCTACACCACCACCGGCTGCATGTTTAGCTAATTCCGGCAAACTTTCTTGCACTGCTTTATATAGTGGTTGTGAAATGTGCCAATGCGATTGCATGGCAAGTAAGTAATTTTTAATCTTATATTGTTCGTTCACGAACAAGATTTTAACATGTACTAATCAGGTTTGACTCTTTTTTGATAAATCTGTTCCTTCATCCAATCAAACATTTCTTCGCAGAATTTTTGTTTTTCAATTTCATCAACGCATCTTTTAAATTGTTCTCCTGACAAATAACTGTAAGGAGTAAAATCTACTGCGACTTCAAAACCACCATCTTCAAATCTGCCACCGCCATAAACAATATCATGAAAAATTTTTACATTATCGTCTTCTTCATGAATTTCATATTTATAAGAGTAGCCTTTATATTTTTCATAGTTTGGTTTTTCAAACCAAGAAATTCTAGGACTAATTTCATGATTTAAATTAATTATACTGTTTTTCATTTTTTTACCTCCTTAAAAACTTGGGTCTCTGTATTTTTCTTTCATACCGAAAACTATAGGATATTTATTCTTTTTATTGACCAAGACATAATTTCCTTTTTCGTTTTTATAAACTTCTTCGTAAACTCTGCCTTTGAGAACGCCATCTTCGTAGACATCAACCTCTCTGACATAGTAAGCAGCACCATCAGGGTTTTCGCTGTAAACATATTTTTGACCTTCACTGTCCATGCTACCAGCAACCAATTTAGCACTGTCTTCTTGAAGCTTTAATATTCTGCTTAAGACCTTTTTGCCAACTTTGAAATCAGCAACAACAGATAATGGGTATCTGTCAGAATAAGCCATGTAAGTAGCACCATCACCTACTTTTGGCTCATTGCCAAGCAGATAACCTTTTCTACTCATTAACCTGTTTTGAACACTTCCTTCCATGATTAACACCTCCTTTTATTTAGTTTTAAATTAATCATATAGCTATAGTACATTATTTATAATTATTTGCAACTATTTATAAACATTTATTTATGTGTAAATAGTTGTACATTTATGCAAAACAGTGTAATATGTAAATGTAATGATTAATTATAAAAAGGAGGAAAAATGAGTGTTGCCACTTTAAATGCGTCTCTTGCTGAGTACGACAGATTGTTCGAGGAAGCAGACAGAAAGGACCTTTGGGTTGCTTTCAAAAACAAAGTTGATGACCTTTTGCTTGTTCCTTACTTATGGTTGCCATTACTTTCACTAAAACTTTTGGAGGTGTTACTGTGAATAATTTATTATTTTTAGACAAGTATGATGCTCCTGTTTCAAAGCCATGTCCTAAAGACTTGGCTGCATTCAAAGACTATGTTTTAGAATGCTACAGCGAAGAGGGAATGTCAAAAGCTGATGCTGAAAAATCTATTAGCCTTTATTTAAAAGGTCCTTACGAATCTGTTGTTTACAGCGGATTTCACATGTGGGGTCTTGGAGACTCTATAGACAGAGAAAAGGTTTATGAAATTTATTTAGACGAGGTAAAAAAATGAAAAAAAACGAAGCTAAAGCAGTATTGTTTTTAGGGCAATACTCTCAAAACAAAGGCTTACTAGATGAAGTAGTTAAGACGCTAGATTTTCTAGACGACCTTAATAAAAACAAGGAGGAGCCATGAAGCTCATAACTAAAGAGATAGAGAACAAACTATCTAAAAACAAAGGTGATGGTAAGGACAAGCCATACTTAAAATTGTTCAGTCCGGCAGGTGGTTCTACTTGGCTAATAAGTAAAAAAGATGGCGACCTTTTATTTGGTCTTTGCGATTTAGGACAAGGCTGCCCAGAGGTTGGTTATGTAAGCCTTAAAGAGCTTGAAGCCATTGAGCTACCTTATGGCTTGAAGATTGAAAGAGATTTGAACTTTGAACCAAAAATGAGCCTTTCAGAATATGCTGACAAAGCCAGAGCTGAGGGAGGTATTTATGCCTATTAAATAAAGTTTTTACTTGATAAAGAATTGTAAATCTTTATATTTTTATATACAATGTACGACACTATGGATGAAACTATACAAAATATTAAATACCCAAAAGGCAGGAAAACTTTGGCTGTTGATGTGGACACTTACAATTTATTGCAAGACATTTGTAATAAACAAAGACGTTCAAAAATTGACCAATTAAAAATCTTAATTGAAAAAGCTCATAGCGAACAAGCTTAATTATGTTTGGTATTATAAAAAGAAAACCAAAAAATTTACCTGAGTCTTATGAAATAAAAGACCCACAGGAAATTATTGATATGTTTACTAAGCTTAACATGCACCATCAGGTAGCCTTACTCAGATTAATTTCAAGAAATATTTTATTTGAAATTGATGATAAAACTTTTATTGGTTTAGAGTTTGAATATGATGTCGATGGAGCTTTAATTAAAATTTCAAATAAGCTAGACCAAGCTTCCGATACCCTCTGATACATTTCTGATAGCTATTTCTCTGTCTTTTTCATTAGGCAAAATACTTGGCGACATTCTTTCTGTTGAAGTCATTTCCGGAACATCAAAGATAGGCACATTAACTTGTGGTGCCATGTTTATTGATTGTTGATTTTGTAAAGTTTCTAACTCTTCTCTGACCTCATCTTTAATTCTCTCATTTCGATAACTAACATCATCATCATCACTTATATAATCAACCGCTTCATCAGCTCCTCTGATAAGCCCTTGTGCTTGTGTATAGCCATAAGTATCAAAGACTTTTATAACATCTTCGATTGGCTGACCTGTAAGCAAGTAATCTGCTAATTGATTTTGATAAGCCTCGTTTTGTCTTAACGCAATACTTTGTGCTATGTCATCACCAAAGTTTAAAGTAACTAAGTTTCTTAAAAATCTTTGCGTAGCTAAACTCGCTTCTAAAGAACCTCTAGTTACTCCTTTTGGTACTTCATTAGCTAACTCTACACCCATCGCAAAAAATGGTTGAGTCGGTGAACCACCTTTTTGTATAGAAAAAGCTTTGCCTAGATAATCATTAAGCTTGTAAAACGAAGCAAATTCTTCTGGCTCCAACATAACCTTCATAGCATCTTTTACATTTTTTTGTGAAAAATGAGCTTGAAAGTTTGGTAAGCCTTGTTCTAATCTTCCTTCTTTGCTAAACCTAGAAAGCTGTGATAATAAAAAATCTTTTTTTGCTAAGTTATATAGCTCTGGGTCTACTGCTTGTAAAACTCTTTTTACATTTTGCAAACTTCTTGCACTAACATTTGGGTCAAAAACATCTTTTAAAGCATTAGCAGCTTTTTTATCAGTCACAAACTTTGCATACTTTCCTATTGTGCTTTTAGCAACAAGTTGTAAAGCTGGCTTGTTAGGGTCATAAATTCTTCTTGCTAAGTTGTATAAAGGCTCTGTTTCATCCATAAGATGAGCTAAGTCATCCATTATGCCAAACATAGCTGCACCATCACCTGTACCAGCCTTAGTTAATTTAGAAGCAAGCTTTCTCATTTCTGTTGTACGTCTTGCATCTAAAGACATTAAATCATCAACCAAATTGCCATCTGCGTCATAAAACATTTTTTTAAACTTTTCAAAATTCTTAATAGTATCGGCTGATGGGCTTTTTACTGAACCCATAGCATCATCAACTTGTTTGACAATGTTTTCTATACCATCGACTTTTATATAACCAGCATCTTTTAATTTGTTATAAAATTTTCCTGCTCTAGTCTTTCTTCTTTTTGTAAGCTCTTCTACAACCTCACCCATTTTGTTTGCTACAGCAGTTGGTGTATCACCAAAAACTTTTCCAGTGCCACCAAATTTATCTGCTAAAACCTCAATAGCTTCTTTTGCCTGTGAAGACCTATCAGCATAAAACTTACCAAACTTTTCAATGTTGGGTTGTTCTGCTAAAAATCTTTGTATCTTTTGTGCTCTGGAACCTATCTCGCTTGCTTCAGCAATAGTCAAATCTATACCAAATTGTTTTTTTGCATCTTGTACAACTTTGTCTACATCACCTTTTAAATTAGATAAATATTTTAGGGAGTCTTCTTTACCTCGAAACTTATTTACTAAGCCTCTGGTAGCTCCTTGACCAAAAGGTATAGCACCAAACATAGATGATATTTCTTGGTCTTCCACCATTGCAGATAATTCTTCTGGAGGTGTGTTATAAAATGTATTAATCAAACCTTCTCTACCAAGTCTTGCATAGCCTCCAGACAAATATGTACCAATAAGACCACCTAAACCTGTAGTGACAAGAGTGGTTCCACCCTTAATAACAGGATTGGGTATTGGCAATTTTTGACCAAATTCAAAACCTGCTTTAGCACCTGCCATTCCACCACCAACATCAGCTAAAAACGTAGCAGCAGGAACTATATTAGGAGCTACAGTACCTTTAAAAAAACCGACTACATCGTTATCAGGAAATTCTTTTTGGAATTTACCATCATCATCCATGTAAAACAAAGTACCATCTTGATTGAAATATCTATCAGCAGGTTTATCTTCGTCTGGAAATCTTTGATTAGCTAAAAATTGAACTCTGGTTTCGTCATCAAAAAAAAGATTGCTTCTTACTTTTCTTAGTGTGTAGTCATCAATTTCTCTATCATAAGCTTCTTTTTGAGCTCCCAAAGCCTCAGCTTTTTCTCGTAGCTCATCTAAAGTCATAGACATTTTTAATTAATCCTCTTTTTGTTTTTTTGCAAGTTCTTCCTCAATTATTCGCCTTGCTATTTGCTTGTCTAATTCGCTGAGATTCTCTTTTCCTTTTAAATATTCTTGAAAAAGCTCTTCTCCTTTTTGAGTAAAAATGGTTGTATTTTTTGGCTCTGCATTACCGCCTTTTTTAGCTGCTGTTCTTTTCTTTTCTTCTATTTCTTTTTTGTAAGCATCTATGTCAAAGCCTTCGGCTAAAGCATCTTCATTAGCAATAGCATCATCTATAATTTTTTTGTCGTTTTCATCAAACAATGGAAAGTTTTTTTGAAAATCTAGTTCAAACTCTGCTAACAAGGAAGATATTTCAGTTGCATTTTTACCTTCTTTATTTAGTCTATTTAATTCTTTTAAGTATTCTGTATTGAACTGTGAGTCTCTTTTGGCTAACTTATCTAAAAGTCTTAGCTGTTCCATAAAACCTTCATAAGTAGAGCCAAGTGTAGGAGCTGCTTGAATAAATAATTCCATCTCTTTATTAGATATAGCTCCTTTGGTTTGTGAAACAATGCCCATAGTAAAGCTCATAGAAAGTTGATTTAAGGCTGTTTTTCTTCCTAAATTAGTTGAGTCTATGTTAAAAAGTTCGCCATAACCTAGTTCATCTGCTAATTGTCTCATACCTAAAAAAGCTGTTTCTGTAGGTCCAAAATTTTCTTCTCCAAGTTGTGTTGCTAAATCCCTTGCATAATTTACTTGGTCTACAGTAGCCCTAGCTGCTACTGCTTTTTCACTATATGCCGCAACATTTTTTCCTATGTTTTTAATTATTTCTTCATCAATCGCAGTGACCCCACCTATCTCTTGTGTGATTTGTGTAGGCTTAACTTCTTTTCCTTGAAAGTTTGAAATTAAATCATTTATTTCTGCTGCGTTTGCGTTTGTATCAGCCTTTCTTGTGGTTTGTTTCTTGCCATCTGCATCAATATATTCAATCGTGACGTAATCTACTTTTTTATTAGCATTGTCAATTACTTTCATGTTGTAATCGTTAAGATACTTTTCTGCTAATCTTTCATCTTCCATAGCTAATTCCATAGCTTTCATAGCCACTTGTTGTCTTTCTTGTCTTGCTGTTTCGTCTCTGCGTCTTGACTCGTCTACTATATTGTTAAAACCAGCAGCTAATCCGGTAAATGCAGAAGCACCTCCGGTATTAGGAGTTTGTAACAAACCCTTGCCTAATTGTGATGCAGCCTCATAAATATCCATTGGCTGTGTGGGCTCTATCATTCCGCCTAAGCGTTCTTCATATTTAGCCTTATTAGCACCGAAATCTTGTTTTTGTTTAATTAAGCTTGCTAATTCTTGCAAACCAATATCAGTAGAGTTAGCCGCTCCACCCTCTTCGTAAAACATTTGTTGAGGTATGTTTTCTCTGCTTATTGTCATATTCCAAAAACAGGTCCGGGTAATGAGTTCACGTTTAAATTAGAACTCGGAGTAGTAAAGGTTGCATTGCTGCTTGGAGTTGCAAAAGGATTTGTTGGCTGTGGTCCAAAATTAATTCCGGAAGGATTAAAAGGATTAGGACCGCCAATTTGAAAATTACTTAAGCCCTGTTGTATACCATAAGGGTCGGAAGAAATAGGAGTGCTTGTTGTTGGTCCAAAACTACTTTGTGTGTTCATAAAATTTTGCATTCCTTGATTAATTCCAAAAGGGTCAGCTTTTAAACTTGCTTGATAGTCATAAGGTTTAAGACTGTTGAAAGAAGGATTAAAAGTTGAAGCTACAGCTGGAGAAGTTTGAGCTTGTTGAGCTTGTTGAGCTTGTTGATTTTGTCGATTAGAACCATAGTTATAATTTGTTTGAGCACTGGGCTTTAACAAGCTACCAATACCTCCGAAAGCACTAAGTCCTGTGCCAAGAGCTGTTTGTAAAGCACTTGGTTTAGGAGCAAAGCCTGTTGTTGTTTGTGTTCTTGAGGTTGGCACAGTCTGTATAAAAGGCAACAACGATTGATACTGCATCAAAGGCGTTTGTTGTCTCTGCATAGCATTTGCTCTTTGTGCGTCTAATACATTTTGTTGTTGCTGTTGTCTCATGCCGCCTGTTTGCATGCCATATTGACCTAAATTCATTAAACTACCTACACCAAATCTTTTAGCTTCTTGTTGCCTCATAAAATCTTGTATGCCTAATCTTTGTGCTTCGCCAAAGCCTCTACTTCTAATTCCGCTAATCGCTTCTCCTAAGCCACGACCTATGGCTTCTGCTCTTTCTTGTCCGCCTAGCCTAGCTCTTGAGCCAAAAGCTGCTAATCCACCTCTGCCAATATCTCCAGCTCTTGCACGAATATCAGCTAAGTCGCCTTGTTCTAAAACATCAGATATAGTTTGCTGTACTACAGCATCTTCATAAGGGTCCATAAACTGTTGAGTTCTTCCTTGGTCATAAGCTCCATAGGTATCTCTTAACAAACCTAACGACTCTAAACCTCTATCAGAAGCTGCTAATTGGTCTTGCTCTAAATCTGCTACCTGCTGGTCTATAACTACAGGGTTGCCATCAGCATCATAAAAAGTTCTTTCTGCTGCTCGCATGGCTCCGGGAATAAATCCACCCCTGCCACCTAAACCAAAAAGTAATTGTTTGCTTAAAGGGTCAAGCTCACCGGTTAATCTGCTAATACCAGAAATGTAGGGCATAGGTGCTCCACCAGCTTGCATTTTTATAGGATTAAATTGGCTGGGCATAATTACTAAACTCATTCATCATTTGATACATTAAATCTGTACCACGTTGTTTATCTTCTTCTAAGGAGGGAACCAAAGTAATTATTCCGCCTTCGCCTTTTGTCATATCAAAAGCTCCAGCTCCTCTTACACTTTGACCTGTCATTACAAATTCGCCATCACTTAACATAGCAGGTATATCATCACTTGTTTCTGTGCCTGCTCCATTAATGTCTCCTGACATTCTTTCAAAATCTTCTAAAGCCACATCTCCACCTTCGGCAAAAGCCATTATAGGACCGCCATAAGCAGCTTTTTGCACAGGTTGCTCAATAGGAGCTCCGCCAGATAATTGTGGCAACTCCGGTAATAAACCAAACTCAACAGGATTAGGCTGTTCTTTGCCCATTCTTCTAGCTATCTCTGCTTCTATATTGTATCTACCCATTGAGTCAAATTGAGTCATTGGAGTCATTGGTACGCCATAATCTTCTTTGGCTTCATCGTAAGCTTTTTTAGCAAGAAATGCGGCAGGTAAACCAGCAGCCAAAAGACCACCCATACCAAGTCCGCCACCCATACCAAGTCCGCCACCCATACCGCCTTGTTGTCCACCGCCACCAAGAAGACCGCCTAAACCACCGCCACCACCTAAGCTACCACCGCCTAAGCTGCCACCGCCTAAGCCGCCAAGTAATTTACCTACACCACCGCCAGAGCCACCAGAACCACCGGTTAATGCAGCAATTCCTGATTTCGCACTTGTAAATGGATTTTTACCAAATGCAGTAGCTTTAAAATAATTTTGCGGAGTAATTTTTGTTCCTGCTGCTAACGCAGGAGCCATACCGGGCTTCATTCCTGCCATTGCACCACCAGCTGCTGACATAGCAGCACCTAAAGCCGCTCCTTTTAATCCTTTTCCAGAAGCTGCACCACCAATAGCTCCTCTAATTGCCATAGCTGCAAGAGGTCCGACTCCGGGAATAGGTATAAAGTTAGCTGCAATCGGAGCTAACTGTTTAAATAAATCACTTTTTACTACTTTTTTAGTTACTTTAAGAGGTGCTGCTGCAACCTTTAAAATGCTTTTAAACAAACCAAATTCTTCTAATCCTGTGTTCGGGTTTAAAGATGCAATTCCAACTCCAGCAACACGACTAGCTGGGTCTACTCCAGCCATTGACATTCTTTCTTCTAAAACGTCAGCTAACATCGGGTCATTTTCTAAAACAGCAGGAGGAATAACAACATCTCCGGGTTCTAAATGTGCAAGCTCAGTGTCTGGACCTCTTCCCATCTGGGATAAAGCTTCCGCTTCTGGCATTACCATTACTTCATCAAATTCTGTGCCGGTTGCATCGTACATTGGCTCTAAGCCAAGTCTTTGTCTCAGACCCATTAAATCTAAACCACCATCGCCTTCAAACTGATAGTCTTTGCCATCAATATCTACATCAAAATTTTCTATTAAATATTGTGCTTCTCTGTTAGATAAAGAGTCTTTGTTTTGAGATAAAGCATCCATCAAATCGTACATTTTAATTGCACTCATTTTGTCTTCAATGGTTCCACGAATACTAGGCTCAGGAGCTCCTCTCATTCTTAATTCTCTATCTAATTTTTTCGATAACTCCACGCCTTTAATATCTCTAGGAGACATTCCTTCAAATAATCCCATCTCTCTATCAGATATGTTGCCTCCTAAATCTTCAATTTGTTCTAAGAGTTGCATAGCTCCTTCTCTATCTGTAACAGGACCATCACGCCTTATGTCTGGCATGAGCTGCATTCCTGTTTTTGGTAGTCCATCACGCCTTATGTCTGGCATAAGTTGCATTCCTGAGTTAATTCCTGTGTCTGGCATGAGTTGCATTCCTCTGTCAGCACCTGCAAAATTTTGTATTCTTTCTCTTAATCTTTCGTTCATGTCATTAACTCGTAGTGACGCTTACTGCACCTAGGCTTATTGTACCACTAATTCCAGAAGTTAAAGCTTCAGATGCGTATAAATTTCTTAGTCTAGTACCATCAAAAGCTTGATGCACTGAATTTGTAGTATTAAAAATTACTGCTCCTGTAGCAAAATTTAAAACCTCAACCTCTGCCTGTGTAAAAGATGGTATTTTTTCTGGGTCTACAGCAGATAAATTTATTTCTAAAATTCTTACTAATCTATTAAATAAATCTGGAGTGACCTCATTAGTTGCTACAGGCAGATTAGTTTCTAATATTTTAGACATTATCTACGTCCTGATGGGTTTACATCTAATCTTGTAGCTCCTAATCTCCATTTAAAATCTTTTTGCCTAGCTGTTGGCGATAAATCATCGTCAGACTCAAAACGCAAAACAAATTGTCTGCCTCTTGTTCTGACATCGTTTCTGGATGTTGTGTTTTCAATTTGTGAAGTAGAGTCAGTAGAAAGACTTTCATCCGGAGCATTTCTTTTTTTTAAAACAACATTAATTGCAGGGTTTGGAGACGTACCAAAATCTGATAAAAATTTTATATCTGGAATAATTTTTTTTATAAAAGCAAGTTGTTCGCCATCAGCCACATCAAAATCTCCAGACTCTATAAAAACATTTGACATTGGGCTTTCATCATCGTTTGAACCGCTTTCATGGTCATATAAAAAATTGTTTGAGCTCACTATGCCGGAAGCTATAGGGTTTGAATTATTATAATCATCTAACCAAGCATATCTTGTTAAAGAACCAAGACTCCAAACATTTTCTTCGTAGTTATAAATAACATATTTAGAAATTTCTCCACTGCCTTCTGAAAGCGATGGATAAAAAAACCAAACTTCTGAAAATTGTGCATTTAAACCTGCATAACATTTATAAGCTTGAGACACATCTAAATCATCAAAAACATGGTTTTGCAATGTGCAAGGTATTTTATTTACCACACCATTGTAAATGTAAAATCCAGATTGGCTCATAAAAAACACGCCATTACTAGAATTTACAAAACCTTTTGGAGAAATTAAACCAACACCTTCATTAATTAAATTCAAAGAAAAAGTAAGAGGCGGACCAATAAACTGCATACTGTAAATAGCTGTGTCTGTCCAAACAACAATTTCTTGTCTAGTTTTTGTGCCAGCAATAATTTCAGAACCACTTGAAAGTCTTAAACTTCCTGCTGTATTAGTAGTTTTTGGTTCAAATTCTAATAAATTTTCTTGGTCAGAAAAAGCAATAAACATAGCATCTGCCTGACCTGTTCTTGCGGTGCCAGCATCGTTTAAAGCATCAGCTCCTAAAACAATTAAATGCCTATCGGTTTCAGAAGTTAAAACTTGTAAGCCTTTAGTAGGAACTAAATTTGCACCAGAAGTAGTTGATAAATCTACAGCTCTAGTATTTAAACCATCTGCTTCAACCCATCTGTATATGCTTCCAGCTCTAGGATTTATAATTAAATCTTCACCATAATTATCATGCGACCAAAGCCTTAGCTGATTATTTGCTGATAAAGAAGAGCTGCTACCAAAACTTCCTTCACCCCAGCCATTTACACTCCAACCTGTGCCTGATAAAAAAGTATCTGTACCAATATTTACTTGATACTTTCCAACAACACTTGAACCACCATTACCAGAGTCATTTGCATTTGCTGTAACTGTAGAGCCGCTGGTATCTTTAGCTGTAATGGTGTATGAATTAACAGTGGCAATGGTTGCTATTTCGTATTCTTGATTTAAAACAGCAGCGGTAATATTTCCGCTTCCACCTAAAGCGGCAGCTCCGCTGAAAGTTACAAAATCTCCTGCATTAGCACCATGATTTGCGTCTGTCACAGTTAAAGTAGAAGAGCCATTGCTTGCCGCAAAAGTAACATCTCCTGCTGCTGTTGTTTGCCTTAAAGGAGTAATGTCGTTGTAAGCATTACCCTCTTTTATATAATATTTTGTTGTGGTGCCAACACCTAAGAATTTATTACCTTCTACAGAAGTCCATGTAATTAAAGCTCTAGCTTTACCAAAAAAACTATTTGCTGTATTTTTAATCCAGCCACCTATTTTTTCTACTTTAGTCTTTCTAAACCTTATAAAATTACCATCAACCCAGCCGCCTTCATTTGAAAGCTCTGTCTCTTCTTTGTTAATACCAGCTTTAAAATTGAATTTTGTGAGAGCCATAAAAATAAACTTCTAAAATAAGAAGTTTAACACAATAACCTAAAATTTAGGCTAGTCTAATTATTGCACCTGTAGCTGTAGGCGAAGGGAAAACAACAGTAAAATCTCCAGCGGTTGATGTTTTGTCTCCGCCAAAGTCTATTGCACAAACAGCTTTATCAGATTGAGTGTCGTTATAAATCAAACAACCTCTAGCTGTGACTGTAGCTGTGCCAAAAGTCAAATCTGCAAAATCACAAACAGCTGTAGTTCCTGATGTTGATGGAGTTACGCTAGTTAAAGCATTTCCTCCAGCAGTGTAATTTGTTCCTGATGCTTGTCCTGTTGTTACATAAGCTGTTGTGCCAGCACCTAAAGTAGCACTGCTTGTGTACAAAGCTAATTTAAAACTATTACCGGAACTAGCAGTAAAGTTATGAGTTCCGACTAATAGCTCTTGTTTAAAGCTTGTAGCTATTGCTGATGTTATTGCCATATCAAAGCTCCTTAATAATTTTAGCCATGTCTTCATGACCTTGTTTTCTGAGTAAGTTTACCACAGTTGTTCTGTCCGAAGATATACTGTTTTTTATAGTCATAAGTATGACAGTATAAACATGATTTTGAAAAGCATAAGCTTGTTGTTTAACATGTTCTGGAGCATTTTCAGAAATTTCACATATTTTTTTAGTTGCTTGCTCTGCCCAAAACTCAGGAGTATGACCTCGGTTTTGAGTTGTATGAACGCTAATCTTTCCTAATTCAAAAAGAGAGTCTGCCATTATCCTTTATAAGGTTCTGGAGGTGTTTCTTCTTCTATAACAGCTATGTTTTCTTTTTTTAAAACATCTCTTATTTTACTATTAGGTTCTATAACCCATTGATTGTTATGTGGTACCGCAACAATCGGGTCAGCTAATCTATGATAACCATACAGCCTTTCTTTCAAAGGAACACTTGCATCAAGTAAAGAACTTCTTGGGCTAACGCCAATCATCATGCCACCTTCCATAACTTTTGAGCACCAAAATTCTACACAAGCCCTACCAGCTTCTGCAAAGTGCATGTCGCCCTTGTAAGAAAAATCTATACCATACAGTTCTAACGTGCCTACTTCATGATAGTAAGCAAAAGCAATAGCGTAAGCCACTGTATTATTAAAATAAGCACTTTTTGTATAATTACAAACTGCTTCTATTGGATATAATTCAGCACTTGGAACTCTGTCATCTAATTCACAAGTGTAAACAGGCACAGACAAATCAGGCAAAACTCTTCTCATTACTTGAGTTTGTTTGCCAGCATCATCACTGTCTAAAAACCTGCTTGGTGGGTCCATCATAAAAACTCTGCTGCAATTAAATACACCGCAAGCAGAATTTATACCCCAAACTTCATCCCATTCGTTGCTGTTTTCAGCACCGATTACAAAATCTATTTGAGATATACCAAGTCCTAGTAAGGCAACTCTTGCACCTTTTAAACTTTCAATTTTTTGCATTAAGATACTCCAATCCGAAGACTGTCGTATCTGTATTCATCTTTAACTTTTCTACCTTCTGAAAGATTTTTCATCCTAGCAACAGCCTCTTTAAATCTCGTTTCAAACGTAGCAATAACATCTGGAGACTCTTTAAGAAATATTGCTCCTTCTGCGAGACA